GAACTCAATGGTCTTAACTATGACCTTATGCCTACTGTCGTTGCAGGTGATGTTGCTCCGCATGATCTACGTGAGATTGCAGCCTTCCTACGTAACTTGAACGGTGCAGACATCAACGTAAGTGATCACCCAGAGGTTATCCAAGACTTGATGGATATTGCTGAGTTGACCTACGAACAGAAAGAGGCTTCAGATGACGTGGAGTAAACAACTCTTCAAGGATAGCCCCCTGTCAATTGCACAAGGTGAAGTCAACGGTCATTCTGGTGAACACAAGTTTGGTGCTGTACCTGCTATGTCTCAGAACCAGACTGGAACTATTTGGGATGTAAACGACACCCTTTATCCTTGGTCTGCATGGTCTTCTGCTGGTACGGTTAGTATTCCTGCTGTAAATGCTTCCGATAACGGCAAGAAGATCACTGTTGTTGGTCTAGATGCAGACTACAACGCTCAGTCGGAAGAGATTACAGTAAGCAGTTCTGGTGCTGTTACCTCAACTAACTCATACATCCGATTGTATCGGGCATATGTATCTGAAGGTGCCACAAACGTAGCAGCCATCGACGTACAAAAGTCTTCTGTTACAGTCCTTCGTATTAACGCTAACATGGGCCAAACCTTGATGGCAATTTATACGGTACCTGCTGGATACACTGCTTACCTAATTCAAGGTACAGCCACAGTACAAGATGGAGCAGATGCTACTGGCAACATGTATGTACGTTATGATGGTCAAAATGCTTTCCGTATAGGTCATTCCTTTGAGGTAGCTGGTGACGGTGGTCAATATTTTTACAAGTTTGGGATACCTATAAGACTACCAGCTAAGACTGACATTGACGTAAGAGCAACAGTTAGAAGTAATAATGCACGTATTACTGCTGCATTTGATATGGTATTAGTACAAGACGGGTATGAGCATGTCTAAAGGATTAGCCGCAAAGGTTAAAGAACATAATGCTAAGTCTAAGCACAAAGTTACGACACGCATGTTGCAACAAGTATACAACCGTGGTGTTGGTGCTTATAGAACGAACCCTAGTTCTGTACGCCCTAATGTTAGTTCCCCTGAACAGTGGGCTATGGCACGTGTTAATAGCTTCTTACGCATTGTTAGTGGTAGCAAGTCTGCTAACCACGATAAAGACCTTCTTCCGTCTAGCCACTCAAGCAGCACTAAGAAACGTGAGTATATCAACGACGATGCATATGTTGTAGACAAAGCTGATAAACCACTGAATAAACCATTCCGTCTACCTGCTGGATCAAGCAAGAAGTTCGGAGTATATGTAAAGGACGGAGATCGCACAGTTAAGGTTACCTTTGGTGATCCTAATATGGAAATTCGTAGAGACGATCCTAAAGCTCGTGCTAACTTCCGTAGTCGTCACTCATGTGACACAGCAACAGATAAGACCTCTGCACGTTACTGGTCTTGTCGTATGTGGAGTAGTAGTACTGTGGGAAGTATGACAAAGAATATTGAAGGCCAAATTCTAAAGGCTGATGATGAACAACGCATGGTCTATGGCTGGGCCTCTGTAGTAACCGAAAAGGGTGAACCAGTAGTTGACCGCCAAGGCGATGTTATTGAGCCTGACACGCTTGTTAGAGCCGTAAGTAAATTTATGGAACATGTCCGTGTCGGTAAAGAAATGCATAAGGGTGATCAGATTGGGGCGGTGATACACTCCATGCCTATCACTAAAGAGATTGGCGAATCCCTTGGCATCCAGAGTGACCGTGAAGGCTGGGTCGTAGCGTTTAAAGTATACGACGATGAGGTCTGGTCTAAAGTCAAGTCTGGTGAACTTGCGGCCTTCTCTATTGGGGGTCGTGCAATCAAGGAGGACTATAGTGCCTAACCTACTCAAACAGCTTGAACTGGATGAATTGTCCCTAGTGGATCGTCCTGCCAATGCACAGGCAATGGTCTCCTTGTTCAAGCGTGACAATTCCAATGGAGATCATATGGAACAGGAACTAGAGAAAATGGGATACGACGAAGATAAAGTCAAAGCCTATATGAAAGAAAAAGGTTGTGACCGTGCAGAAGCTATGAAGGCTTTGAACATGGAAGAACCTATGAAAAAAGCTGAAGAGATCGACCCAGTGGTTGCAGAAGTTGATGAACAAGACATCTTGCAAGCTGCGGTTGACACACTGAAGCTAGAGAACGAGATGCTACGTAAGGCTCTNATCGACAATGGGTTTATCATTAAGTCTGAGTCNGTCGAGAAAAAAGTAGAGCCAGAATACATTGAGTACGAAGGTGAGCAAATCAACAAAGCAGACGTACCTGCGGTTATTCTGAAAGCTCTAGAAGCAGCAGAACTAGCTAAGGCAGACGCAGAGCTAACCAAACGTGCAACAGAAGCACTACCACACTTCTCTGAAGAGGTAGCTAAATCTTTGGTTGCTGAGTTTGGTGACAGCGAAGGTATCATGGAAACTCTGAAAGCTGCTGATGCAGTATTCGCAGAGAACATGGAAGAAGTTGGCAAGGCAGACGCAGACGGTGAGTTTGCTACTGCTGCTGATAAAATTGAATCTCTTGTCAAGTCCTATATGGAAGAAAACAAGATGCACAAGGGTGATTACGCTAAAGCATACGCTGCTGTAGCTAAAACTGACGAAGGTAAAGCCCTAATCAACAAAAGCTATAAAGGGGAATAATTATGGCTGTAATGCAATCCCGTGACACACGGACATTCATTGCTGGCGAAGACCTATCGTCAGCACAATTTAAATTCGTAACACTAGAATCAGACGGTCAAGTTGACCTAGCAGACGCTGCTGGTGAACGTGCTATCGGTGTTCTATTGAACGAACCAACATCAGGTAAAGCTGCTACAGTTGCAATGACTGGTAAAGTTATGGTTGTCGCTGGTGCTTCTGTAACTGCTGGTGCTGCTCTACAGACAGATGCTTCAGGTGACGCAATCACTGCTGCTTCTGGTGACTACGTAATGGGTTATGCTCTTGAGGATGCTGTTGACGGTCAAGTCTTCGCTATCGAGTTGATCCAAGGCGGCAACATCGTAGCATAAGGAAGGATATAACAAATGCCATTGCTAACTCCATCACAGGTACATATTGATCAGCCGTTAACAAACCTGACNATTGCNTATGTACAATCNCAAGAGAACTTCNTCGCTGATAAAGTTTTNCCAGTNGTNGGTGTTCAGAAACANTCTGACAANTACTACATCTATGACCGTGCAAACATGAACCGCACAGGTGACGTTAAAGCTCTTGCACCACGCACAGAGGTTAACCGTATCGGTCAANCAATCTCAAACAGTTCATACTATGCAGACGTTTATGGTCTAGGTATGGACTTCGATCAGCAGACACTAGCTAACGAAGATGCAGCATTGGACGTTCGTTCATCAGGTGCAGCTACATTGGTTAACCGTCTAATGATCCACCGTGAAGAGCAGTTCGCTGACACATTCTTCAAGGCATCAGTTTGGGGTACAGACAACACACCCTCAAACTTGTGGTCAGACTACACAAACTCAACACCAATCAAGAACGTAACAGACGCTCGCCGCACTATGCAGCTTAAGTCTGGCGGCTTCAANCCAAACNCAATGGTTGTTGGTAAAGAAGTTCGTGACACATTGATCAACCACCCAGACATNTTNGGTCGTTTGAACGGTGGCGCAACTGTAACAAACACTGCACTTATCACTAACGCTAAGTTGGCAGAAATCTTTGAAGTAGAAAANTTCTACGTCATGGAAGCAGTCAAGAACTCTTCAGTTGANGGCGTTGCAGAATCAAACGCATTCATCGGTGGTAAGAACGCATTGTTGGCACACGTTGCTCCAAATGCTGGTCTAATGACACCAATGGCGGGTGCTACATTCGCATGGAACACACTAGACGGTGTTAACAACTTTAGGTGTTACTGTTGAGTCATTCTCAGACGATGCGTTGAAGCGTATGCAGATTGCAGAACACATCCAAGTTAAGATGTCCTATGACATGAAAGTCACAGGCGCAGACTTGGGTTACTTCTTTGAAGCAGTAATCGCTTAATGATAACTTTGGTGGGGCTTCGGTCCCACCTTATCAACCCGAAAGATAAACTATGACCCGACTCCCTTTTCAAATCGACCGACCAGTTTTCGTAAAAGAACCTTGGGACGACAAGTACAAACAAGGCGATCACCTTCCGTGGAAAGAGTTGTCTATTCCATATGAGCGTGTCCTTCGTATGTACAATCAGTACCAACTACATCACAACGAAGAGCTAGAAACTAAGGCTCGTGTGGGTGATGGACTAGAGGCACTAGACGCAGAACAACTAGACGCTCTGGTTAATTCTATCAACGAAAAGGTCAAAGCTAAGACTGCTAACAACGCTGCATATGAAAAGCAGAAGTGTAAAAAGTCTAAGATACTAGATAAACAGCGTGGGCTTATTCGTAGCTGGCGTAGAAACTACGGACACTTTGAGGTAGACTAATGGCTTGGAGCTACGATGAAACTGATCTTGGTACAACGACAGCTTCTGGTCGTCTAAACACTGTTCGCCTTTTGTTGGGTGACACAGATACCAATGACCAGCAAGTTAAGAACGAAGAGATCACTTTCGGATTAGCTCAAGCTAATGATAACGTATACTACGCCGCTGCATGGTGCGCACGTACAGTAGCAGCACAGTATGCACGTAAGGTTACTACATCACTAGATGGCGCACTTAAGGCTGACTACAGTGATCTATCAGGTCAGTATAGTAAGCTGGCAGAGAACCTAGAGTATCAAGGTAAGAAGTCATCTGCTACTATCGGCATCAAAGCTGGTGGACTAACTAAGTCAGGTGTAGAGGCTGTTCGTGGTAATACTAACCGTATCGAACCTTCATTCCGTCGAGATCGTTTCCGTAACCCACCAGATTACAATACAGACGACACAGATTACGCATAGGGGGTATAGATGTCCTTTCGTTCTTTCGAACTCTATAACCTAGTAAATGACTTCGGTCAGACTGTTACATTGCGTAAGACTACCACCTCTGGTTCTTATGATCCAGCTACTGGTGCAGTGAG